AAATTAATTGTTAAATCGGTTTCTCCCAAAACAAACTATGGTGGAACCATCTCATCAAATACTAACGAAACAGCACAGCAAGTAAAGGGTAGTGCTGGATTTTTCTTCTGGGAAACTAAAAGAGGATATAACTTCTTTTCTATTGACGCATTATGTGATGAGAAAGATGGTAAATATGCTGCACCAAATCTTCAATCGGAAGCATGGGGACCATATCTTGAAGGAACTGCAAACACAGATATTTCTGGAGATCAAAGATTTTTAATTAGTAATGTCCTGTTCAGTTCAGAAGTAGATTTGATGGAATCTTTGAGGAAAGGTAAGTATTCTTCATTATTAGTTTTCTTCAATCATTCAACAGGTGAGTATGAAGAATACGTTTATAAAATTAAAGACAGTTATGATAACATGGCACATCTAGGTGGTCAGGAAAGTATTTCTTTAGTTCCTGCTAATCAGATTGAATTGTCTGACTATCCAACTAGAATCATGTCTATGGTTTTGGATCATGAATCATGGTACAATGAACCAGGAATTGCAAATCCAGAAGATGAACAAGCACAAGATCCAAGCAAATTTGCAGATTGGCAAAAATATTATGCTGCCCAGTCAACTGCTAGAGCTGAACTTTTAAAGAACCAAGAAGCAACTCTTGCGATTCCTGGAAACCCATTGATTTGTGCAGGAGACAAAATTGACATCAGATTGCAAAATAAAATATCTGATGCTGTAAAAAACAGAAATCCATACGACGAAGAAACTAGTGGTGTTTATCTTGTCAAGGAAACGACACAGACCTATAATTTTCTTGAAGGAACTACAGGTACACTAAAAACAACGCTAAGATTATTCAGGGATTCATACGGTATGAAGGATAAACCTTCCAACCGTGGACAATAAATAACCAAAGGAGGTACTATACATGGACAGCATTGAACAGCATATTGAGAAGGACAAAGAGATTCTCCAGAATCCTCTAACTTCTCCTCAGCAGCGTCGTCACATTGAAGGCGAACTGCACGATCTAGAAGAGTATGTTGAGCATCACAAAAAAGAGATTGAGGCAGGAGATCATCACGATCCTTCTCCACTAGAGCTTTACTGTGATCAAGAACCAGGCGCACCCGAGTGTAAGTTGCATGATAATTGAGTATGGATGAAGCATTATCACGGTTAATGCCATCCCACAGAATCGGTAATGACGGATTCTCGTGGTGGGTAGGTCAAGTTGAAGGAACCGCCAGCGATGAAAAAAACAACAAAGGCGGATACCGTTATAAGGTAAGAATCGTAGGAGATCACCCTAAATCAAGGGAGATTCTTGATACGAAGGACTTGCCATGGGCAACCGTGATGATGCCTGTTAATGTTCCTTTTATGCCTGGTAATGTTGGGGGTGGTCATCCTCAGTTAATCCCAGGATGTTGGGTAACAGGTTTTTACTTAGACAGTGACAGACAAAAACCCATTATTATGGGTTCTATTGGACCAACACCAGGAGCAACATCAAAAATCAATAATGCGGATCCTAGTGATTCGGAAGCGTTTGTAAATGGTCCTAGGTCTGGTCAATATTCTCCAAATCCAGCTACAGATGGTCAGGAAGGAAAAGATGGTACTGCTAAGACTGGCGGTGGACTACCTGATGGTACGAAAAGAGGTGATGGAGAAGATCGTGTAGACCCAGGAACTAAGAAATTAGAAGTAATTAAAGACGAAGATTGGTGTCAGATCACAGCAGAAAAATGTAAGGATGTTGATCTGAAGACTCAAATGACCAGTATCATTGGTCAACTATTGTATGATATCCAAAATAGTGGTGGAAACATCGGAACATTTTACACTAGTAAAGTAACTGGTGGTATTACCAGTGCTATTGGTGAAGGTAGAACAAAGATAGACAAAGCAATCAAAGTTGTAAAAGAATTTTTAGCTAGAATTAAAGGTTGGATTACAACAAAGCTTCAAGAAGCAGTAGATGCATTAGTCAAGGCAGTTTTAAGACCAGATGAAACTGGTAATTCACTCACACCAATTACTGAATTCTTCAATAATATTCTTAAAGATCTTGGATGCCAAATGGCAGATCTTGGCGAGAGATTAGAGGCTTGGTTGACAAATGTATTGATGAGCTTTATCAACCAAATTTATCGTGCTGCCATTTGTCAGATTGATGAATTAGTAAATGGAATTATTTCTAAGATTCAGGAGTTGATGAATAAACTCTTGAATAGTATATTGGGACCTCTTCAAGATATTCTTGGTGCTATTGCTGCTCCATTGAATGTGATTGGACAAGCAATTAACTATGTTCTTAAGTTGCTTGGTATTTCTTGCTCTGGTCCAGATCAAACTTGCAATAAGTATAAAGAAGTTTGTACATCTGGTGAGAAGAAAAAAGATAAAGATGATAAAGATTTCTTAGATGACTTGTTATCTAGTATTGATAATCTGTTTGGAGACACTCCTGCTGACTATACACAATATGTCTGTGATGAAGCTTATACAGGTAGACCACTCCAAGTAACAACTATCGGATTTGTTGGTGGTGTTCCTCTTCCTGGTGGACCTGGATCTTCTGAAACTAAGAAACCAAAAATCTCATATCAAATTGATGATGTTACGGTAAAAGAAGGAGCAGTTGCTAAATTTACTGTCACTAGATCTGGATATCTTGATATTGCTTCATCGGTAAAATTTAAGACATTGAAAAAGCAGGGAACTGCAACTGCTGGATCTGACTATCTGTCTCAAGATGGAATTTTGGGATTTGCAATTAATGAGACTGAAAAAACTATTGAGATTCAGACATTAGTTGATTCTGAAAAAGATAATAATGAAACTTTCTTTATTAAGATGACCACAAACTCTCCAGTTAATAAAAGTGAAGTAAAAACTAACTTCATTAAAAATATTGGAAAGGGAACAATTATTGAGCAAGATGTTAAAGAACCATATGATCCATATAAACCAGATCCAGTAGATCCTTTTGAACCTGTTCCTGAGATTCCTACTGATAACATACCAGAAGTTCCAACAGGATCTGATGATGGTGATGATGGCAGTGATGATACAATTCCAACATATGGAGTAACAGCAAATAGAATATTTTGCCCTGAAGGAGAATTTATCATCTACACCATTAACACTACAAATGTAGCAAACGGATCTATTCTTTACTATAATTTGTCTGGAAATAATATTACATCTACTGATATTATTGGTAATCAACTTTCTGGTAGTTTCATTATCAATAATAATAAATCAAATGTTACTGTAGGAATTGCTGAAGATGGAACTATTGAAGATGAAGAAACTTTGACATTCAGTATTACTGGAAAAGGAGCATCTGTAGATGTATTGATTACCACAGAAGATGATCAAGATATTGGTGATTTTGATGAAGGAATTGGTGATGTTCCCGAAACAGTATTTGAGGATTTTAGAGTACCAGTAGCAAAACCACCAATCACTGATGGTAACGGTGGAATTATTGAAATTCCTATTGATGACCCAGGTGATCCTTGGGCTGAACCACCTATTGTTTTTGTTGGTGGAGAAGGATCTGGTGCTACAGCAACAGGATTGTTAGATGAAAATGGATTCTTAACAGAGATCAGAGTTCAATCGCCTGGATTTGGATACAAACTTAACCGTGCGTCTGATAATGATGTTAGATGTATTATTGATGCATTTACTATCCTAAGACCTGGAATTGGTTACACTAGTGTCCCTGATATGTACGTAAATGGGGAACTTGGTATTGCAGAAGCAGTAATCAATGATGATGGGTTTGTGATTGGTGCTCGTATCTTGAATAAAGAAATCACATTTAACGAATTCCCTGCAGTTGATATTGTGGGTGGTGGAGGTTATGGTGCTAAGCTACTGCCATCTCTAGCATGTCTAGATACAGATGCACTATCTACGATCGGTTCTACTAGAATCGGTACAGGTCAATATATTGATTGCCCATAATGACAAAAGCTGCTAAGACATATCCAGATACTATTTTCAAGCAGACGACTCCTGATGAGAGTCAGGCATTGGAAAATGGACCACGTTTTAATACATGGTACAAGGGTTGGTATACTAGATCTGAGATCTATGAAAGGATGATGCCTGATGGACTAACCTCTGCGTTGAGAGTGGAAGGTCCTGCTTCTGGTGGTGCTGCAATTGTGATGAATCACAAAGGTAATATCAAACTTATTACTGGAAAGCGTACAGATGTTGCTGGCAGTGGAACACTAGACATTAGGACTGCTGGATGTAACCAACTTCATGATGGTAGAACAAACATCCAATATAACCCTGGTGGCACAGAAAATGAAGGGCAGGCAATCAATGTTCTCTGTTATGGAGATTATGTAGAACAAGTAATTGGTGCTGAAAGACATATTACAGCAACAAAGGTTGTAATCACCGCAACTGAAGAACTTTCGTTGAATGGTCAGACAATTAAGATACAAGCACAAGGTGACATTGAGATGGCAGCAGGAGCTATCAATACTGCACAGGTCAATAAGAAAGACATTGTATTAGGACAGCGTATGAATTTTGGTGCTGGTGAAGCAACCGAAATGCAGTTTGATCCTCGCTCTACTCAGAATTTGATTTCTCCTGGTAACCTGAATCAGAAGGTTCTTGGAGACTATCAACTTACAACTGGTGGTGTCACTAATGTTAAGGCTATTGGTGGACCAGGAACTCTTGTTAAAGATAGAGTTGCTGGATTGTTCTTAAATTGTCTTACTACAACAACTATTCAAGGAACTGCTGGCATGGTAGTATCTGGTCCTGCAGGTATGGATCTTGTTTCTGCAGGAGAACTAGCAATTTCAGGCACTGATACTCAGATTAGCACTGCTAATCTTGAAATGGATACTGCAAACTTTGACGTTACATCTGCAGCAGTTAGTATCACTGGTACTGGAGACGTTTCTATTGAAGGTGCAAACGTCAGAATTACTGGTGCATTAATTTATCTTAACTGATTGATCGGAAATCCGTATCAAAAACTGGCACAAGGGGGGTTGTTTTTTCCTTGCAACCCTGATAAATTGTATTCATGCGATGGGGGTCTAACCTCATCCACCATCTGCGGGTAACCACTCCGCAAGTAACTAAACAAAGGAAAAACAAAAATGATCAAAACTGCTTTCGCTGCTGCCGCTGCAGCTGTCGCTTTCGCTGCCCCTGGCGCTGCCCTGGCAGGTCCCTACGTTAACGTAGAGGCAAACTCTGGTTTCACTGGCTCGGACTACACTGGAACGACGACCGACGCCCACGTAGGCTACGCTGGAGAAGCTGGCGCTGTCTCCTACGGTGCTCAAATCGGTCCTAGCTTCGTTGTCACTGACGGCGGTGAGTCTGACACCGTTCTCTCTGGTAAGGTCTATGGCAGCGTTGCTGCTACCGAGGCACTGAGTGTATATGGCGAACTCTCCTTCGCTGGTGGCATTGACGGTGCTGACAACGGTTACGGCACCAAGGTCGGTGCTACTTGGTCCTTCTGATAAATAATGATGCGATCTTTCGTGCGGTCGCTTCAAAAGTCGGAACACCAAATTGGGGTGCCCTGTTTCAGGGTGCCCTTTTTTTGTACTCTAAATACATTGAATGATCTTTTATCATGAACTACAAACCCTATTCACAGGAATGGCATAGGTACAGATACCTCAAAGAGGCAGTAGATAAGTACCTTGACGACTACGTTGATAACGATATAATCATGAGAGATATTCTTGACATTGTGTGCGACCGACAGGAAAGAGCACATGCCGAGTATCATCGCCTTGAAGATCTAGAACTAAAACTGCGGGACTGACATGCTATCTACTCAATACAGACTACGACTAGAATTCATCTGTAAGAAGATCGCAAACAAGGAGGAAGTAAAATTAGACGACATGATTTGGGTGGAGAAGCTCGCTAAGCGACACACCACCGCTAGGGATTGGTTGAACAAAGCACGCCGTCAGGCGGCACAGGACATCCAAGAAGGCACAATAGACGATTTCATGAATAAGATGGGTCTGGGCGATCCAGACCCTTCTAACTACCGTACAGGGTTCTCTGGTGCGGATGAGATCGTTGACTGGTTCAAACAAGACAAACCTGATGATTGGAGACAACGTGACTAATGATTTTTTAGATAATCTGGCAAACCACCAGTATCAGAAGATGCATAAAAGTGAGTTTGAAAAGATTACACCAGAGACATATGAAAAAATGAATGAGGAGTTTGAAGAGGAAGGTCTTGCCTTCAGTATTAAAGTTCCTACACAAGAACAGATTGATGAATGGAGGAAGCGTGATTGACGACAACTTTAGAAAAATTGCTGTGGAAAATCATTTAGAAGGCGTGACTAAGCTAGTAGAAGGTTCTAATTGGGAAGAACCAACTAAACTAAATATTGCCAAGAACTTGGTAGAAAAAATTGAAGAACTTTTAGGTGGTGAAGCACATTACTTTGAATGTTCTGACCGTACCACGTATCACAAAAAGATTGTAATTGAATACAACCACGCAAACAAATGACTACTGCAGTAATTTACAGCAACGGCAGTCAAGAGTGTGAACGCATGGCAGCACTCTTAGAAAACCTACGAGAAGTAACTGATTTCCAAAAATACGAACTAGGAAGACATTTTGAGGATCACCAATTTCGTAATGAATTTGGAACAGAGGCAACATATCCTCAGATTACTATCGGACTAAAGCATATCGGTAGCATGAAAGAGGCACTTCAATATATGAGCGACAAGGGAATGTTTCTGTAGGCTTGACAAGACCTCAGAAACTCAGTATAATCAACTATGTTAAGGATGAGACATCATGGCTTTAAAGCAATTCAAGAAGATTGACAAGAAAGGACACGAAGAAATCTGGGAATGGGAAGAGACACCTGAGCTCAAAGCATTCATCAAGAAACAATCAATCATGAAACTGTCTGCACCTCCCACACGTCCACTATAGTGTGCTATAATAACTGAGTGCTTCGGCACTCCTTGGGACGGTGGCGGAATTGGTAGACGCACCAGACTTAAAATCTGTTGATCATTAAGATCGTGAGGGTTCAAGTCCCTCTCGTCCTATTTTCTGTTAAATAGTAATGACAGGAAACACTGACACAAATGGCAATTAAGTACACAATCAGCAAGAAACATGTCTTTGTTGACAACGAACCAGTTTTGATGTACTATGTTGAGAACATCCCATTTGCTTTTGACACTCTTGAAAAGGAGGAGAAAGAAGATAAATGGATAGTGTCTGAATGTGCAATCAATCCAGAGTATACACTGGAAGATATCTTCAGGTTCTCTGATTATCTAATTGCCGAAGAGTGTCACCCAGTTTTATTTGAATTAGATCTCGTTAATCCAGAGCTTATACCAGAATGAGTCAGTTTCTTGAATATTTGGTAGGGACTTTCGCTAACAAACGTCAGGCACAGTCTCATCCTACTCGTTATGCACATATCCGTGTTTCTCACCGTTTGATTGGAGAGAATCGTATTTACGGTGAGCAAGCATATAATTATCTACTAAATAGACCATACAGGCAATTTGTTATTGATGTAGTGCAAGACGGTGAAGAATATCGCCTGAAGAATTACGAAATTACAGATCCTCTACGGTTTGCTCAGTGTCAAAACCTAGAAGAAATTACTGATGACCTCTTGACGTACCGAGAGGGTTGTGATATTATTATGAGGCAGACAGGTCCGAAGTCCTACTTTGGTGGTACTTCTACTTGTAACTGCTCTGTGAACTGGAATGGCACTGAAACCTATGTCCAAAACGAAGTTACTCTCACTGAAGATGAGTATCAAGTCGTTGACAAAGGTCTTCATGTAGAAACGCATCAAAAGATTTGGGGTTCCGACTGGGGTGCCTTCAAATTTGTTAGAATGCCACTCTAGCTCAGCTGGATAGAGCAACGGTTTTGTAAACCGTAGGTCGTCGGTTCAAGTCCGACGAGTGGCTCTCTGGGGAATTAGCTCAGTTGGTAGAGCGCCTGCTTTGCAAGCAGGATGTCAGCGGTTCAAGTCCGCTATTCTCCACTTGACACAGGGTCAAATCTGTGTCATAATTACAATGTTCATTGATCGCTGCTCTGTCAGTGGTCATTATCTGGAGTATTCCAAAATGAAAAAAGTCCCCTTTGCTGAGTTGACTACTCAGAAACTTCGCGTTACTCGTGAAGATGATCCTTTGGCAAACTTTCCTTTGCTGAAGATGCGTGGCGATTTTAACATGGTTAACATCGCTTCCCTCGTTGCTACCATTAACGCAGCACGAGGATGTGCCAAGGAGCATGGAAACGTTGATGCCCTGACTGCATCTATGTTCCGTGGTTGGGATCCTGGTTCATGGCCATTTCCTTACATTAACATCAATGGGAAGTTTGAACTCATTGATCGTAGGCACACCAAGTCTGCAGCAGAATCTCTGCTTATCAAGCAAGCTCCTGGAGCTGAATATGTTCGCTCCGCCTGTGAGGAGTGGGATTTCCTTTCCCTGCAGGCAGTTCTCGTTCTTGCTGCTATCCGTTTCAATGTAGATGGCACCACTAACGCTACCAAGGACCACTTTGTTCACGCTGTTCTGACAGTGTGTGAGATGGATAACCTGGACAATACTGATATTCTTCTTGTTCGTGGTCTCCTTGATCTTGCTGGTGTCAATGAGCGTTACAACTACAAGAACGCCATCACTTGCATTGAGAACCAAATCATCAAGTTTGACAAGGGTTTGGATGGCGCAGTTTCTATGACCAAGAACTCTACTGATGAGGACTTTGCCAAGGTTATGGACAACCTTCCTTCTTTTGGTGATAACCAAGTAGATAAGGACGGTACGAAGTTGTTTACTATGGTTGCTGACAAACGGTTCAATAAGCGTTATGCTTGGGACCTCTTGCGTCACATCTGGGAAGCAGAACAAAACGGGGAATCTGTTCGCATCCTTATCCGCAGTAAGTCTACTACTGCTCGTGGTATCCGTGATGACAGGCAAGACCTGTTTGAGAGAGTTGTTGAGTATTGCAACCTTGCATACAACAGCTATCGTGACTTCGCTTCTGAAGCGATGAACGAATCTCTTCCTTCTTACATTTCTGGTATTGAATTGCCACGTAAGGGTGTTGAGAACCTCCCTGGAGAAGTATTTACTCTCCACCAACTAGATGGTGAAGAAGCACCCTCTCAGGTTGATTTCCTTGATTACTATCCTTCTGTGGATTTTAACAAGTGATTCAACGGGGTCTTCGGACCCCTCCCATTCCTCTTTAGCTCAGCGGCAGAGCAAGCGACTGTTAATCGCTCGGTCCTAGGTTCAAATCCTAGAAGGGGAGTTTATTAGAATTAGTATGGATAAGTCAGTATTTCCTTTATTCTCAACTCTAATATATGTGTCTCATGTAGGAAATACTGACGACATTTTTAACTATATTAGAAATCAAAAGTTTTATTCACAGCAACAGATAAGTGGTAATGTATCCTCATCGTCTGGTCAATCAGATGATTTGAATTTACTAGACAAGTTTCCCCACCAAAAGAAAAAATTTCTCCAAGAATTTTATACCTTTAAAGATGAAGTTCTGAAATATAAAACAACTAACTTTGAGATTACTACTAGCTGGTCTACAAAGACAGAGATGGGAGAGCAAGGAACTCCTCATAATCACTCCAACAATTATTACAGCGGTGTGTATTATTTTGGTGAGTGTGATCCTGGCACAGCAGATTTAGAGTTTACAGGTTTATTTCATACACCAACAGATTTTTGTTTTGAAGCAGAAGAGTACAACATATACAACTCTTCTTCGTGGAATATCACACCTGAAAAAGATATGCTTATTTTGTTTCCAGCATATCTAGTTCACCGTATTGGATTGCACCAATCAAATAATCCTAGATATTCTCTAGCATTCAACATTATGCCTATAAGACCTTATGGAACAAGAGACAACATGGTTCGCTAATATCCGAGGAGATGTAACATGGGGCGAACAATTTTATTACATCTACATATGTTTTAAAGAAGTATTCAGACTATGCCTTATAAGGATAAAGAAGAAAATCGCAAATATCAGCGTGAATGGGCTAGAAAGAATTCAAAGACTCGTAAAGACAATCAAATTGGTGCTAAGAGGAGAAAGCAGATAGTAGAAGATGCCAAGAAACATTCTTGTATCATCTGTAATAAAGATTATCCGCCTGAAGTAATGGATCTATTGCACATTGATCCATCACCTAAAAAGCATAGCGTCTCTAAGTTACTGCAGATAGCAAGCTACAAGACATTACAGGAAGAGATTGATAAGTGTGCTCCAATATGTGCAAACTGCCACAGGTTATTAGAACATGGGTATGTAGAACTTCCTGATCTTATTGTTATTCCTTAGGGTTCAAATCTCATAGTCTTCAAATCTTAGAACCTGACAGTGGTTTTCAAGTTTTTTCGGTATAAATAAACCGAGGACAAAAGTTAGCAGGGTCAGAGTAGTCATGCCTTTAACACGTTTAGATAATCTTATCAGCTCAAAAACTGGTAAGTATCTTTATGTTTCGCCAGACGATTTCAACGCGACAGATGCATTATCTAACAGAGGTAATTCACCTGTTACTCCATTTAAGAGTATTCAGCGTGCATTTTTAGAAATCGCAAGATATTCGTATCTTCCTGGTTTTGGTAATGATAGATTTGACCAGTTCAGCATCATGCTGATGCCTGGTATTCACTACATTGACAACCGTCCTGGTCTAGCTGACACATCTAACATTGATGTATTTGGATTTGATCAAGGTACTAATGCTTGGACTGATGACAGCATCCTTGATATCTCTAATCCAGATAACATTTTCTGGAAGTTTAACAACACTGAGGGTGGTGCAATCATCCCCAGAGGTTCTTCTCTCGTAGGTTATGACCTAAGAAGAACTGTTGTTCGCCCAATGTACGTTCCCGATCCTGCAACAACGGAACGTGAAATTCCTCGCTCTGCTATTTTTAATGTAACTGGTGGTTGTTACTTCTGGCAGTTCACCATTAAGGATGGACAAACAACTACTGAGTCTCCTCTCTATAATACTTCATCTGGCACTGGTGAAGTTTACTACGATCCAAAAGATTTTACTAAGAAAGCAGCACCTAACTTCTCTCACCATAAACTAACTGTTTTTGAATATGCAGATACCGAAGAACTAGGTATCTTCTACAGAAAGATTGCAAAGGCATTTTCTGCATTCCAGCCTACAATTGATGACCCAGGTGAATTTGATTTCAGAGTACAGGAGAACAGAATTGTTGGTCCTCTATCTGACTCTAGAGTTATTGAGTCTTTGACTCTAACTGATGCTACTACTGATCCTAGCATCCCTGCTTCTACTGCTGAGATTGAAGTAACAACCAAGGTTGATCATGGTTACTTCCAAGGTCAGTTCGTTGCTATTGCTAACACTGAGATTGATGATGTACTAGAAGGCATCTTCCAGATTAAATCTATTGATCAGAATGATGCTCGTAAGTTTACATATGAAGTTCCGTTTGTTGTAAGTGCAATTGGAACTAACATTGTATCTGGTCAGACTGTTAGTGTAGATACTACTCCCGCACTAGGTCAGAATGCACAGACTCTCGCGGAAGTTGACTCGGTTGAGTCCGCGTCTCCTTATGTTTTCAACGTATCTATCCGCTCTACTTGGGGTATTTGCGGCATCTGGGCAAATGGTCTGAAAGCCACTGGATTCAAATCCATGGTTATCGCGCAGTACACGGGTGTTTCGCTACAGAAAGACGACAGAGCATTCATCCGTTACGATGAATATACCAACACCTGGAACCAAGCATCTCTAACTGATGCATTTGCTACGGTTCCTTATCACACCAAAGGTGATTCCTACTGGAAGGATGAGTGGAGAAACTTCCACGTCCGTGCATCTGAAGACGCATTCATTCAGAACGTTTCTATCTTCGCTGTTGGTTTCGCTGATCACTTCCTGATGGAGAGTGGTGGTGACATGTCTATCACCAACTCTAACTCCAACTTCGGTAACACATCACTTCATGCTATTGGTTTTAAAGGTTTCGCCTTCAACCAAGATAAAGGTGGTTACATTACTGACATTATTCCACCCAAGAAAGTTACTGATAATGCTGCAAGCACCAAGAAAATCAATTATTATACAATTGATATTCAGGGAACTTTGCAGACTTCTCAGAACTACACCAAGCTATTCCTTGGTAGTGATGAAATCAACAGTCCTCTAACTCGCCCTGCTGCTACTATCACTGGTTACAGACTTGGCGCTAAGTCTGATGATAAACTATATGTCAAACTAGATCCAGCAGCTGGTACTGATGAGTTTTTCAATGCATCTCTAGAACCAACTGGTTTCGTTAAGTATGTTGCTAAGGGTGACATTCTTAATCCATCTGGTGGTGTTGTTAATAGTGTCTATGCTGATGATGCTAACCTCATTGAATCTAACCGCCGCATGATTCAGGAGGAAGTCTTCGGTTACATCTTAGAGAAGTATCCTAGACTCCAGAACATTCCTTATGTTAACCCTGGTCTAAATCCTGCAGGTAACAGATATTTTGATGCTCGTAACCTGATCATTGCAAACCGTCAAGAGATTGTTGACACTGCATATGATCAAATGGTTGAGACTTTTGGTCTCGGTGCAATTCAGGGTGCAGGTAACGATGGCAAGTGTAAGCGTGACATCGGTCTAATTGTTGATGCTGTTGCAGAAGATCTTAAGGATGGTGGTAACGCTAACATCATTGCAGCAACTAAGCTTTACTTTGATGGTAATGGTGCTCCTCTAAGCAACGGTCTTGTCGGTGAAGAAGATCCTTCTGTCTTTGCATTTAATAGAGCAAAAGATCTTTGTAAGAAAGCAATTGCTAACCTGCTAACAGTCAAGGCAGACCTATATGATCCTGATCCTAATAGCAACCTAACAACATATGGTATCAACGCTGGTTATACTGGTTCTGCAGCAGAAGAAGCAGGACTAACAACCAACGGTGTCACCATTGATGTTACTCAGAAGCAAGATCCTGCTGGTCGTTACAAGGACGCACGTAACAGAATTGTCGCCAATAGAGAGTTCATCCTAGATGCAGCACTGGCAGAGATCAGTGTATATCATCCTGACTTCTACATTCCTGGCGACTCTCAAACCAATGCACAGTCTAGACTAGCTGATGCATTCCGTCTTATTCGCCGTAACAGCAAAGAGATTGGTGACAGAGCACTAGCATCTATCGCAGTGTCTCATCCAGATTTCTATATTCCTGGTGATACACAGACTGACAGTGGTTCTAGATATGCTGATGCATATCGTCTCATTCAACAGAATAGAGATCAAATTGTTGACACTGGTTTAGCACAGATTGCTATCGGTCATCCTGATTTCTATATCCCAGGCGATCAACAAACTGATGAGCGTTCCAGATACGCAGATGGTTATCGTTTGATTCAACAGAACAAGACTGAGATCGTTAACACAGCATATGCAAATATGCTCGCTGCATATCCAAACTATGATGGCAACAATGGTAACACCTTTGGTCCTAAGTGTAAGCGTGACATCGGTTATCTAATTGATGCTGTATCGCTTGACTTGTTTGTCGGTGGTAACAAGTATTCTCGTAAGTTTATTTCTGAATACTTTGATGGCAATGGCAACTGGATCTCTGGTGGTCTGCAGGGTGAAGAGACTGCATCTATTGAAGCATTCAACCAGGCACGCGATCTTATGGGATCTGCTGTCTCCAACCAGCTTAGCATCACTGACCTAACAGTTACTGAAGGTCCTGCTCAGTATGGTGGTGGCGGTGGTAACGTCTCTAGAACAAATGTCAACGCTTGTGATGACGTTCAGTCTGCAATTGATACTCTCGTTAATATTATCACGACACCAATTTCTGCTGGTAACTTATCTTCTCTACCTGCTGAGACTTCTTACATTGCTGGTCCTGGCGAAAGCAAATGCCGTAGAGACATTGGTTACTTTGTTGATGCTGTATCTCTTGACCTATTCATTAATGGTAACGAATATACCTGGAAGTTTGTTGCAGAATACTTTGAGAATGCAACCACACAGATCTCTGATGGTCTTGTAGGAGAAGAAGCAGAAAGCAAGACTGCATTCGCTAAAGCTGCTGAAATGATGAAGCAAGCAGTTAGCAACCAACTATATGAAAAAGATCTAACGATCACTGCAGACAACGCACCTGGATCTGCATATGGTCAGGTAACTAAGAGTTTCACTCCACATGGTGCAACTTATGATCCTAACACTGGCGTCTCGGTTCTTAGCATCGCCAACCATGGTCTATCTGTCGGTGATTATGTTACCCTTGCTACTGGTTCGCTAACATTTACTTGCGATCTTGACGGTAACACTCAACCAACAGCATACCCAAGAGCTACTGATCCTGCTGCTGGTCAGTACATTAGAATTAGTGCTGTTACTACAGACACTATCACAGTTAATGTTGGTGATGGTAACACAAACTTTAGCAACCATACATTTGTAAGTGCTGCTACTGATGCTGTTACTTTTGCTGGCAACACTGCAAATCAACTAACAGATGCTCAGACTGCACTTTGCTCTGATGTTCAGTCCGCAATTGATACTCTCAATACTATTGTTCAGGATGTGTTCACCGCTGGTAATCTATCTTCTATGCCAGCAGAGCTTGACAAAGGAACTGATGGTCCTGGTGGCACCAAGTGCCGTAGAGACATTGGTTACTTCATTGATGCTATCTCTGTTGACATGTTCTGTGAAGGTAACAGACACACCAAGGAATTTACCAGACAATACTTTACTAATGCTACTACACCATTAAGCAATGGTCTTGTAGGTGAAGAAGCAGAAAGCGTAACTGCATTCCAGACTGCCGTCAATGAGATGAAGAAGGCAGTATACAACGCACTATATTACAAGGATCTGACTGTCACTGAAGGTGATAGTGTCTATGGAAATGGTGATGGTCCTATTGATAGACAGTCCTCTAATGCTTGTGCTGATGTACAGGCAGCACTTGATACTCTCGGAACTATTGTTACTGATGCAATCACTGCAGGTAATATCACTGGTGGTATCTGGAATGCCGCTGATAACGCAGGCACATTTATCACTGGTGAAGCTAAGTGCCGTAGAGACATCGGTCATATCGTTGATGCTGTTGCACAAGATCTTTGGTTTGGTGGTAATGAGTATACTCTCGCTGCAACTAAGGAATACTTTGATGGTAACGCATTGATCAGCAACGGTGTTGACAATGAAGTTGGACCTTCTATCACAGCATTCAGAAGAGCACAGGATCTAATGAACCGTGCTGTCAACAACCAATACTATGATCGCGATCTAACCATCACCTTAGATGCTGTTGGTGATCCTCCAGTGTTCTCTGACATCCATTCTAACGCTGCTATTTCTATTCTTGATAACAAGAAGTTTATTGCTGCTGAGGCATATGAGCGTATGCTTGCTGCATATCCTTCTTATACACCACAAGCAGACAATACCAAGCAAGATTGTCTAGATGACGTTTATGATGTTCTAGATCAGATTGCATATGATGTTAAGTATGGTGGTAACTCTAAGACTTATGATGCTGCTAAAGTATACGTTACCAACGTATTCAATGGTGTAGCAGTAGAAACCTTTATTGATGCTGAGCGTGATGAAGCTGCTAAGGTATTCACTGAAGCAAAGAACGTTGCTATTGCAGTTATCAATAATGTAGCGGTAACTCCAACTGGTGCAAACACAGAGACACAAGTCTTTGACTTTACCACAACTCCTGACTGGGATACTGATGAACTTCTACCTCAGTGTGGTTCTGCTATTGCTGCAACTGATACTCTATTCGGTATTATTGTTCAGGCAATCGGAAATGATGGTGGTGTAGGTAACCTCAACGGTATTACCAGAAGCACTGGTGCTGATCCAGACCCAGCATGGAATACTCCACTAAACATTCTATCTACAACTGCTACATCTATTACAGTAAATGTAGGTCCTTCTGCATCTGGTGATCAATATCCACATACATTTGTATCTGCTGTAGCTGGTGCAGTTGTATCTGGTGGTGATTATCCACATACATTTGTAACTGCTGCTGCTAACTCTGTTAACGTTCTAAATGGTGCTCAACTAACACCAACTAATGCTACTTACAATGCTACCACTGGTGACTTTGTAATGTACTTTGGTTCTGCACACGGTGTAACAACATCGGATCAGATTTCTCTAGATGATAACTCCTTTACCTTCTCTTGTGAGATGGGTAGAAATGCATCTACCAAGACATATCCTCGCCCTGGTAGTGATCCTGTTGCTGGTCAGAACATTGCAGTTACTGCAGTAACTACTTACAGCATTACTGTTAACGTTGGAACTTCTCCTCTAGTAGAGTGGAACGTCAGCAATGCAGTGTATGATCCTGCAACTGGTGCTGTTGCTCTAACAATTGGTAACCATAGTCTTCCAGTCGGAACCAGCATTAAACTTAAGGACGAGTCCATTACCTTTACCTGCACTAAGGATAGTAATGTTACTACCCACTCTTATCCAAGAGCAGCTGCAGCATATCAACCTTCTACTTATGCAGTAGGAAATTGTTCTGATGTACTTGGAACAATTGATAACTTGATCAGCATCATTGCTGATGCACTTTATGCAGGTAACCTGAACGATCTACCTCCAC